AATTATAACATATATAGTTGACCTATGTCAAGTGGTATTACACTATATAGTCAATCTTATAAAAACTTCGCATATAATACAGCGATAAATACTGTTATAATGATTTAGGAGTAAAGTTATGGCATCCCCATATTATACGAAACAACCAGTGTATTTGTCTGAACCAAGTGGCAGATATAGTAATATTTTGACTAAGGAGAGACAGGGACCTGCAGGAAGGTATCGTGTTAATACTCCAACGATACTAAATTTTCCGTTTACACCTACAATTTCAATTATTAGTAGTTCAAATTACTCTGAATACGGTCTAACACACGCAAACTTTCAACAACGTGCATTTGATAGTCACTCAAATATGGATTTGAACGTGACTGCTCCAATGATTGTACGAAGTGAAGAAGAAGCAGAGTATGTTTACAACGCCGCATTATATATTAGGGCTGTGATGAAAATGCAATGGCTAAGAGATAATGACCCAGGTATGCCACCGCCAATATTACGATTTAATGCTCACGGAGTATACAACAATGTGCCGTGCGTGATTAGTGACTTTACTTGGAACCTAGATTCTGATATAGACTATGTAGAGACTGCTAGTGGTATGAGAGTTCCAGTTTCAAATATGTTTGTATTGTCATTATCGACTACATATTCACCAAAAAGTGTACGAGAAAACTTTAGTGTCAAAGATTATCTTGCAGGAAATTTAAAGGACAAAGGCTATGTATAAAGAAAATTCTCCGTGGAACAGAACCGCGATTATCGATGATACAATATTAGATATAATGAAGAAGCGATTCATCTACAAAGACCCATATGATGAAGAGTATATTATACCTCAACAGTTTGACGAGCGTCCAGACTTGTGTAGTTACGAGATGTATGGCACTGCAAAATACTGGTGGGTATTCGCTCATAGAAATTCAGATATTATAATTGACCCGATTAGAGATTTTTCAGCAGGAACTACTATTAAACTTCCGAGTAAAGATAATATTAGTAAAATGGTGTAAGTAAATGAATAATTCTCAAGCAAGTTCGTTAAGTGAATTAATTGACTCAAACGATTTTTTTGAAAACCCACTTGATGTATACGAAAGTTACACATATACGTTGGAATGGTTTGTCGTTGACCGAGAAGCAGATATACGATACCAAGAATTCGGCGAATCTCTTAATGTTCAAACAGTCGTAAACGACGGTTGGCCAGGGCCAGAAGATGTAAAAATAACAATAGCAAAAACTGGCGTAACTACAGAATTTAATATAACAGACTTAACAGTAGAGGCTCAAGGAGCCGGAATGGCATCATCTAGTAAACTCGCAGGTACAGCCACTTACTTAGAGTTCTCTGTTGTAGAAGTGGGCGAAACAAGTTTAAATGATAATTTACAGAATGCGATTGCTTTGTGTGGCTGGAGAGGAGTAGACTCCGCTCACTATTATATGAAAATTAATTTCATAGGAGTTAAACCAGATGGGTCAACAGTTAAACTCCCACAAACAAAAGTATTAACATTCACACTTCAAAAAGTGACACGACTTTCATCCACAACAGATGCGAGAGGAACATCTACACTTCTTCAAGGAACTATCTTAAATGACACTGTAATAGGAAATAAATCATCGGTTAGTAAAACTGAAGGAACTTTCACATATATAGTTGGAGAAAATCTTTATGATACTTTGGGAGTTACAGAGGATATAGATGGCACACCAAAAGAAGGAAGTTTCATAGATGAATTGAATAAAAATACAAAGCGAAGACATCCTACTTTAGTTGAAGATTTACAACACACTTATAGAATAACAATGTCTGAGCAGTTTAAAGAATTGGTAAAAGATTCAACTATGTCCGGGGTAACAGCAGATACAATAAAAAATATGAAACCTCCTATGGCTAATCAAGTAGGACAAGTTCATCCTATGATGAGCATATTTAAAATCATAGATGATATTGTTCTTAATACATTAAAGATAAAAGAAGAACTAACTGATGACAATCCTAAAAGGTCAAAAGTTTATAAAATTATTCCTTGGATAGTTCCAAAAAAGAGAGGATTTAATCCAATAACAGGAACAATGTCGTATAATGTCGAATTCTTCATAGATTATGAGAAGAAAATGATAACACAAAATTCTTTAGACGAGACACTTAAAATAAAAGACTTTGGGACTACATTTAAAGAACTTTTAGAAGAACAACACGTCAATAAGATATATCATTATTTGTTCACTGGAAAGAATGACCAGATATTAGATTTTAGTATTACACAAGACCAGTACTTAGCAAAAACATATTCTGTGCCTTCAGACTGGTATGCATATCAAAATATTATAAAAGCAGACACAGTAGAGGGAAATGAACTATTAGAAAACTTTAAAAATATTCTAAACAAATCACAAGAACAACAAAAAGATTTAGAAGAGTTGCTAATAAAGGCAGAAGAAAATTATCAAGCAAAACTAAAAAGTTTACAAGAATATGATGACGATACATTTAGAAGTTCGTTAGAACAGGCTTATGCACAAACTTTAGGACCACAATCAGGCGACAGAGCGGGCGTATTGTTAAAAGAAAAAACTAATGATTTCTTCAAAGGCAAATCAATAGACCAGTTACAAACTGAAATATTGGCACTACAAGGCGATGATGGGTCATATCCTATTCTTGTAGAGCAGATTGAAGAAAGAAAGAAACTTAAAGAGGCCATCGAAAGAGAAAGAGTTAAGTTAAACGGTCAAAGGAATATAAACGCGGCACAGAGTGCAACTGTAGACAAACAATATAAAGACTACATTTCCAGTGCTGTGTATGTATCTGGAGAAGAAAGATGGAATAATGGTGTAAAACAAAATGCACAAAATATTCTTTCTGGCGCAAAAGACAGAAATTTTAAAAATATAATTCTTTTGGAAGAATTAGATGATGATGTTTTATCTAAATTATCAAATGATGATTTTGAAAGTGTAATCAAAAGTCAAGCAAATAATCCTATTGTTTACAATAGTGTATTGCGAGCCTCAGCAGACCCAGATTTTGTACCTACTATAAAATCATCTAATCCAGAAAAATTAGAACTTGCTAGGGCAAAGTATTACGAGTCAAAGGGCGCATCTGTCAGTATGATTAACGCATCTATGGTCATCAAAGGTGACCCACATTGGCTAGAAGGCTATCTTCCTCCTAAAGTATTAAAAGAAGAGTTTGGAGATGTTGGTGCAGTATCTAAAAAAGGATACAGTATGTTGACTAGTAATAACGGATATAATTATCTAATATTAAAATCTGGTAAAGCAGACGGAACTGATTTATACGATAATGTATTAAGAACAGATATGCTAACACACTTATATTGTGTCACAGCAATTAGTAATAATTTTAGCCAAGGATTGTTTACGCAGACATTGACGATGGTTAGAGAAACTCGCTTCGATGCTGTTACAAGTTTTACTCCTACTATCGGACCTCCGTTAGAAGAAAAAGATGATAAAAATACCAATCTACTAACTGTTGATGACTATAATAGAATTGCTAATGAAAAACTTTTTGCACTTGCTGAAAAAGTAGAAGCAGAAAACGAAGTGTCAAAACAAAGAGCAAGACAAGAAATAGAGACGCTTCAAAATAAACTAGGTATTAACAATAATGAAGAACTATTTTCTGAAAATGATGACGGTTCAGTCACTATTCTTACTAGTCCGATTGATGGTAAACTAGATAGCGAGATGAGGAACACAATTTACGAGTCTGTGGATAACTTAGAATCTACGATAAACATCCTCTCAGCAAACGCTAACAATCCAACGGGGAAATTAGGATATCATCTACTGCCATTTGTTGACTTTCCCGTCAGGACAAATAATGCAAGAGCAACACTAGAGAACTGGGAATCTTTAGGATTAGCGTGTGCAAAAGGTTCTACTGAAAGTTGTAGAGCGTTGGTGTCAGCACAAAATGGAATACTAGCAACAGTTGGAGTATCACCTGAAGATAGGGGCACACCATCGGCGGTCACAGCCATAAATGACTATTTTAATACTGCACTTGCGGACCCAAACGCTAATCCAAATTTTTTAGTGTCAGAAGAAGAAGTTGCAATGTATCAGGTTGCGGTTGGAGCAGAGTTGAATGTTACTGGACACAATCCAGCCGACATAAAGAAAATAACAGATAATATAAATCTTCAGAGAACTCCTGAAGACATTATTTCTGAAATAAATAACGGAACATACGGAGTTACCAAAGACGCAACAATTGAGAACAAACTTTTAAACGGAGATAAACCGTTAGTCAATGGTAAAACTGAGGGTTTACTAATTAATATTCCAACTTATACGTGGGATGAAAAAAAATATAGAGACCAAATAAATTATCCGAACTCAAATAATGACTGGAAAACAACTCATTGGTTTGAAGAATATGTAGATAAAACAGTAGAGGCAGAAAAAAAATTTATTAATGAAACAAGACGATTAGAAGTAAAACCTATTATCGCAAATTCGTTGACTATACAAGAAGCAAGTGATGCCCAAATTTTAACTGATAAGTATAATGAAATTATAAATAATGCTTATCTAAAGGCTTCGGGCGCACACGAGGAAAAAGAACAAGAGTGGCTTGACAGCACTATTGATAAACTAGACGAGAAAATATCAGAAGAAGAGATTGTATTATCAGATGATGTGAGAAGAGCAATGAACTTTAGGGCAGCCGCTAAAATCAGAGCCGCTTCTACCCTTGATTTAGTCACAGACGAAGAATTTTCTGAACTAGAAGAAATAACAGATGCAATAAATGGAATAGTTGACCATACTGTATCTGATGATAGAGGAGATATATCAGATGCAATGCAAGTTGGAAAACTACAAGGGGAGTTACTTACATCAACTTTGAGACAAAATGAGATTAATGCAACTTCGTATTATTTTGACCCTAGCCATAGATTAACAGATTCAATAACATTAGAAGTACTAGAAACAGAGGCCGCTATCGCATCACTTACATTACCAAGTGAAGTAACTACTTCGGTAGCAGTAACGTCAAATAGCGGTACTACAGAAAAAGTTCACATAAAAAATCCAGTTGAACAGATTGATGTTGATAACGCACCAATATTAGTTGGAACAGATTCATACTTAAATTCCGGTATAGATGTTGTGCTTCCTTCAAGCGTAGATACAGAATCGATTAGTGCTGGAATTGAACCTAGTCGTGTTGGCGCTGGAGTTGGTTACGAATACGCAAAGGCTAATCCGGATAAAGTAGTACAATATAAAGAGGCTTTAAAAATTTACACAGCAATCACAGATTGGGAAAATGGTCCTAAAGTTGAAGTGGAAGATGATAATGGCATCAAACACACAGTCTTAGATTTTAATAATATAGCACCGATAACATACACAGACGCAAATGGAGTATCACAAACAATCAGTGACCCTAGTAGTTTCTTCGGAGTATACACAATGACCTACAATGATATGAATCCTTTATACTTGGGTGATTATGATGCGTTGAAGGTAAAAGTTGCTGATTTGTTTCCAGCAATTAAATCTGGCCAAGAGAGTCAGGTTGATGCCAGGATAAACACGAATACTCCGTTATTGATTACAATCCAAGCCGATAAATTTTATATAGACTCAAACTCACCGTAAGGAAAAAACATGGCACTTAATACATTAGGAAATATACTCCATAAACAAAAAAAGTCAGAATCGTCTCCGATTTTAGACAATTTGACCAGAGGTGTGTACAAAGCGGTAACTGTTCTTCAGAATCCGACTACAAAAGAAGTGTACATTGACCCAGAGGGCCGTGGTAGACTGGCCGCTTATATTCCGGCACTTGGTGGTGACCCATCTGACCCACTATTCTTTCAGTATGCTAGTCCTTATGGCGGAGTAGTTAAAGAGGGAAACTACGGTTTCTTTGGCACACCAGTCGGAGAGGCTGTAACTATTCTTGTTACTTTTGCAGAAGGTGGTAACGCAACTGAAGGATATTGGTTTGCAGTAACACAAGATATTCCTGATATTGTAAGCGGCGGTGCGGCAGGTGAAGCAAATGCAGACGGAACAGGACAAGGAGAAGGTAAATTCGAAAAGATTGCATCCAGTAAAACACAGCCTCGCACACTAGGTGAGGCAGCGGATACGAGAGAAAAAGAACTGCAAAATAATCCAAGAAATAAAGTATTGGCAGACCAAGGAACATATACTGATACATTAAGAGGAACATCTACTGCTTCTCCGCATAGAGATTCTAAGTATGAATTACCACAAGAAAATAAAGTAGTCGGATTTAAAACACCAGGCGGAGGCTCTTTTTATATAGATGATGGCAGTGTCAACGATGACGGAACTATTCATCCAGAACAAATACGAATGACAACAGCCTCTGGCTCATGTCTGATATTAGATGGCGCAAACGATTTTGTCTATGCAATAAATAGTACCGGAACTGGTTGGATAGAACTTGGAGCAGGTGGTGAAATAAATGCATATGCAGAAGGTTCAATGAATATGCGAACTGAAAAAGATTTTAATATTCGAGCAGACAAGAATATTAACATAGAAGCGGGTGAAAATATTCATATGCATAGTGTTAGAGGTGACACTAAAATTAATTCTGGAACAGAAAATGAAGAAAGCACTGGCGAGATACATTTAAGAAGTAAGGGTAACCAATTTTTACAAAGTGAAGCAGGGATGAATATCAATGTTGGAGTAAACTGTGTAGTAACAACTGGTGGTAAGTTACACCTGAACGGGCCTCTGGCGCCAGAATCTGAACTCATTTTAGTTGATTCTTTACCAGATATGCAAAACTTAGAAACTACAGAATTAACTGATACTATTCTGTCTGAAATGCCAACACACGAACCTTTTGTTCGTCCTCACGCTAGTAAGCCCGCCACTAGTGAATTTGCAATTGCATCTGCGAGTGAAGATGGTAAAAAGAATATGGGAACAACATGATATACGATAAGAAAAAAGGCTCACTACTAAACTATATACAGTTGCCTTTACACGTCATCACTCCAACTGGTACATTTCTGGGAACTGGTTATGACCTGAATGATAAGCCGACCTATATACTTTCTCACATAAGAGTCAGCCTCTCAACTATAACGGATTTAGTGTTCTCAAATGTTAGTAAGAACGCTATCATACTAGATAATAAGCCCACTCTTAGTATTAAAAATAATGTAGTTGGATATAATTATAAAATTTCAGATACCGAATTGAACTATGGATATATCACTGTTGCATCTACGAGAATAGATATAACAAACAATAAGATAACAAAAGGAATGGCAGAGTTTATTTTAGAAAAACAATTAAGAAATATAGGAAATGTATTATCAAAGTTTATTAAAGTTAAAATATCACAACCACACTATGATGCACTTTTGTATCATTTCTTTAATGAAGGCGTTGATACTATAGAAAATAGCCCTATTATTAAACTTATAAATGCTAATGATTGGTATTCAATAACTGATGAAATTCAGAAAAATATAACGAAAAACGGCAAAATAGATGAGAAACTAACTCAACAAAAAATAAAAACTGCTAAGATGTTCAGTTTCGTACCTGGTATTTAACGCTTATCTATAACTTTATCTGCTAGACCAAAAGCAACAGTTTCTTCAGCAGACATAAAGTTGTCTCGCTCCATCGCTTCAGTCAACTCTTCGAATGTCTTTCCAGCAGTATTATGTGAAACATATATTCCAGTTAGTCTTTCTTTCATTTTAAGAATTTCTTTGACTTGAATTTCCATATCAGTTGCTTGTCCACCAGCGCCGCCACTTGGCTGATGAATCATTGTGCGACTATTTGGCAACACATATCTTTTACCTTTGGCACCTGCTTGAGCAAGTAATGAACCCATAGAACACGCTTGTCCCATCACAGTAGTTGATACTGGAGATGAAATAAACTGCATAGTATCATATATTGCCATGCCAGAAGTCACTGCTCCACCCGGTGAATTGATATAGAAATGAATATCTTTTTCTGAATTCTCTGCTTCTAAGAATAATAACTGGGCACAAATCAAGTCTGCCTGATAGTCATTCACTTCGCTAGTTAGGAATATAACTCTTTCTTTTAATAAACGAGAGAAAATATCGTAACTACGCTCTCCATTTGTTGATTGGTCAACGACCATTGGTACTAAATTTGGCATTAGATGTTATCCTTGTAGTATTATTGCTATTATTTATATGTATGATAACATTATTAAGTCAAAAAGTCAATACCAAAACTACGAATATTATGTGGAGATAAATACATTAAAGATAAACTACAGAGAAAATACAGTTATGCCATTATTTACAGGTTTTAGTACCAAAAACAAAAATGCAATAAATCACGTATTGTCTGGCAAGGACTTGGTGATTGAAGACATTATGAACCATATTATGACCCGTAGGGGAGAAAGAGTAATGTTACCTACTTATGGGTCAATTATACATGAAATGTTATTTGAGCCATTAACTGAAGAAACTACTGAGTTAATCGAAGAAGATTTAACAAACATCATAAATGATGACCCGAGATGTAATTTTATTAGCATTGATATATCAGACTCGGACCACACAATCAGTGCTAAATTAAAACTTGAAATACTTCCGTCAAACGAGCAAGTAGAATTAAGTATTGATTTAGACAGAGAATAATAGAGAGAACAATATGAGCCAAGAACGCACAGACAATCTATTCGCAAGTGAGAGTTGGACAACAGTATACACTGCATTCACCAACGTTAGTCTCAAAGCATATGATTTCGATACTATAAGAGAAGCCTTATTAGCATATATAGGACAAACTTATCCTGATAAATTTAACGACTTTATAGCAAGTTCGGAATTCATTGCGATTCTGGATTTAGTTGCATATCTTGGACATAGTTTATCATATCGATTAGATATGAATACCCGTGAAAACTTTATGGATACTGCCGAACGAAGAGCAAGTATTCTACAGATGGCAAAAACTCTAGGTTACAACAAGACACGCCCAATCAATGCAAAGGGCTTTATGAAGATTACAAGTTTATCTACTGATGAAGCAGTATACGATAATCTAGGAATATCATTATCAGGAAAGACTGTAAACTGGAATGATAGCAATGACATCGATTGGTATGAGAACTTTATCAGCATTTTAAATTCAGCATTTTCTGCCACTACCAAGATTCAAAATCCTACATCTACATTAAACATAGCAGAAGTTGACCACTCATTATATGAAGTAAATGAAGACACAGCAATAAAAAATGTAAATTACACATTTTCTGCAAATGTTGATGGCAAAACTAGAAGTTTTGAAGCCGTTCGTGTGTCATTAGATGCAACAAAAACTAGATTAGAAGAAGACGAACCAAATCTTCAGAATAACTTTACGATTATTAACAGAAATGATAATCTGGGTTCTGGCAGTGATAGAACTGGTTTCTTTGTTTATGCAGTTGCAGGAACATTAGGGTTCAAAGATTTCTCTTACGATACTAAAATTTCTAATAGAATAGAGCCAATAACAGAAAATAATATATCTAACTCAGATGTTTGGATTCAAAAAATTGACACAGATAGAAATTATGTTTCATCTATCACAAAGGTAGATAACGAAACAAGAGAGACAGCAATCTATAACAGTCTAAGAACTGGTTCTGGAGATTTAGTAAGTGTAAACTCAGCAGACAACAATGCAATTACACTACATTATCCAGATGGAGTATTTGGAAATGCTGCCTACGGCAACTATAGAACATGGTACAGAGTAGCAGATAATGATAATTTTACTGTAAATGCGAATGATATTTCTAACGCAACTATAACAATACCATATACAGGTAGTGATAATAGAACATACAGACTAACATTAACAATATCAAGCACAAAAGATTTTAGTGAAAACTTCTCAGGAGAAACATACTCAAGTGTGCGTAGAATTGCACCTAGAAGTTATTACTCACAAGATAGAATGGTAAACGCACAAGACTATAATGTATATCCATTGACTCTTGGAAATAATGTTGTGAATAAAGTTAAAGCAGTGAACACTTCGTTTGCTGGCAACTCTCGTTACTTTGAAACTGATGATGTATTAGGTCATCACTCTAACTTAAATATAACTGGCTCTGATGGTAGTGTATTTGTTGAAGATGAACCAATATCAGTTTCATTAAGTTACAATAAAGCAAAAGCAAACACTGATGATTTCATAAGAAATGATATTGCAGGCGTGTTAAAGCATCCAAGTCTTTTTAATAAATTTCTTCATACAAACAGAACTAATACGACTGAAGTAGTCATTGCTCAATCAGGAAATAGTTACACAATTAGTAGCACTGATGGAACAACTATAGTAGGAACCAGTATGTCGGAACTAGTATATGTCGGAGATACAGTAAAATTACAGACAACATCAGGAACAATAATATGGGCAGATGTAAAATCAGTATCAGGCACAACTTATACATTAAATAAATTAATATCAGAGGCTGGTGAAATAACATCAATTGTAAGAGGATTTAGAACAAAATTCAAGGCTACTGACTTTGCAGGCCTAGGAATAGGAGCAATTAAAAGTAAAATTGACCCTAACACTGAGACCTTTACTCTATACTACACATATGCAAGTAGTGTGTGGGGTTGGTCACTAACACAAGGTGCCGCTTCAGATGTAAGTGTTGAGTTTAAATATAAATCTGGAATTAGAGATAA